CCCACTAAGACATACTATAAAGACTATATCGCTCTCAATTCTGATAACATCTTTGCTGGATATAGTCCATCAAATGCGGCTGATGTTTTCTGGGGTACATCACCATCCGCTGGTGGATTCAGTTCAGGCACCACTCCCTACACCACTGGTGAGGGACAATGGGGACAGAACGCACAGAGTGTTGTATTCTCAGCTATTGGTAATAAGTCTTATTCACTTTCTGGTGGTAAGGATTATGGAACTAGTGGTGTAGGTTTTGCAGCTACCCTAGATAGTCTTCAAACCTCATACAATATATTCTCCAATGAAGCAGAAGAAGAAATTGACTTCCTGATAATGGGTCCTGGTTTGGACAGTAGATTAAAGTCACAAGCTAAAGCAAATCAGTTGATTTCAATCGCTGAACAAAGAAAGGATTGTATCGCTGTCATCTCCCCACATAGAGATGATATTGTTGGTGTGTCTGATTCCACAGTTGTTGATAATCTTCTACAATATTATTCTCCTTTGACTTCTTCTTCTTACGCGGTATTCGATACTGGTTGGAAGTATGTCTATGACCGTTTCAATAATACTTTCGTTTACGTTCCTTGTAACGCTGACGTTGCTGGAACAATGGTCAGAACTGAAATTGAATCTTTCTCTTGGTTCTCACCCGCGGGAGCTCAAAGAGGTGGAATTAACGACGCTATCAAACTGGCTTACAATCCAAGTAAGGCACATAGAGATCGACTCTATGGGGCGAGAATTAACCCAATCATCAATAAGAGAGGAGCTGGTATTATTCTCTTCGGTGACAAGACAGCTCTGTCATACAACTCCGCATTTGATCGAATCAATGTAAGGAGATTGTTCTTGACAGTAGAACAATCTATTGAATCTGTCGCTGATGCTCAACTGTTTGAGATCAATGATGAGACTACAAGAGCTAACTTTGTAAACGCTGTTGAACCTTTCCTTCGCGATATTCAAGCTAAGAGAGGACTTTTTGACTTCGTTGTAAAGTGTGATACATCAAATAATACTCCTGATATCATTGACAACAATGAATTCAGAGCTGACATTTTCCTCAAACCAACCAAATCTGTCAACTATGTTACTTTGACATTCGTAGCAACCAGAACGGGTGTTGCGTTTGAAGAAGTTATTGGTACTGTTTGATCTATTAATTTCAAAATAAAAACGGAGGAAACACAAAATGGCTACCAAGACATTATCACAATTTAAGTCATCACTGGCGGGCGGAGGTGCCCGCCCCAATCTGTTTGAGGTTTCTATTCCCTCATTCCCAGGAGCTGTAGGCGCTAACACCTGGACATCAGATTATCAGAACACCTTCAAGTTCCTGTGTAAGGCAGCTCAGTTACCCGCTTCAACTGTAGCTCCTGTCAGTGTTCCTTTCAGAGGTAGAATTCTGAAAGTTGCTGGTGACAGAACCTTCGCAGAATGGACAGTTACTGTCATCAACGATGAGGACTTCGTACTCAGAACCGCTTTCGAGAAGTGGGGAGACAAGATTTCCAACCTGTTCGACGCGACTGGTGTTACCAACCCAACTTCCTACATGACCAATGCTTTCGTTAAGCAACTTGGTCGTGGTAAGGAAGCTTTCTCAACCAAGAATGATGGCAATGTAACTTCAGTTCTGAGAACCTATAAGTTCTATGACATTTGGCCTTCTGAGATCTCAGCTATCGAACTTAGTTATGATAGCGCTGATACTGTTGAAGAATTCTCTGTAACTTTCCAAGTTCAGTACTTCACTGTTGGTGAGGCGGATGACTCAGCTGATGGTCAATTTGATCAGACAGTTGAAGAAGAATCTGCATCTACTCTCTAATACTGATATAATCAAGATATAAATACTAGGAGTCAACTCCTAGTATATACTTGAAATGGCGAGATTATTTGGTTTCTCAATTGAAGATGGCGAAAAGACCCCGCCTGGTGTAGTGTCTCCAATTCCACCGTCTAACAACGATGGTTCGGAACACTACCTCACGTCGGGGTTTTATGGTTCGTATGTAGATATTGAAGGAGTATATAAAAACGAGAACGATCTCATTCGTAGATATCGTTCAATGGCACTCTATCCTGAGTGTGACAGTGCGATCGAAGATATTGTAAATGAAGCTATTGTTTCTGATACTAATGATAGTCCTGTAAACATTGACCTTCAGAACTTAAATGCCAGTGATGGCATCAAAAAAACTATAAGAGAAGAGTTTTCATATATTCTCGAACTTCTTGATTTTGACAAGAAGGCTCATGAAATATTCCGTAACTGGTATATCGATGGAAGACTTTACTATAATAAAGTTATTGATCAAAAGAATCCAGAAGCTGGTATTCAAGAACTGAGATACATTGATGCATCTAAGATGCGTTATGTCCGTCAGATAAAGAAATCTCCAAAAGATGCACTTAACAATCTCGAAAGACTTGCTGGTGGAGGAAAGGATGACCCACAAAATTATAATTTTCCAGAGTTAGAAGAGTATTTCGTCTATACCCCTGGTAATTCAAAAACAGGTGCTATTGCAAGCTCATTCACTGGTGGTAGTAATAAAGGAGTCAAGATGACTCGTGATTCTGTTACTTACTGTACTTCTGGTCTTGTAGATAGAAACAAGGGATCAACACTTTCTTGGTTGCACAAGTCAATAAAACCACTCAATCAGTTGATGATGATTGAGGATGCTTTGGTCATCTATAGACTTTCTAGAGCACCAGAAAGAAGAATCTTCTACATTGATGTGGGTAATCTACCCAAGGTAAAGGCAGAACAATATCTCAGAGATGTGATGATGCGTTATAGAAATAAGTTAGTCTATGACTCTAACACTGGTGAGATCAGAGATGACAAAAAACATATGTCTATGATGGAAGACTTCTGGTTACCTAGAAGAGAGGGAGGCAGAGGAACTGAAATCACTACACTTCCTGGTGGTCAAAACCTTGGTGAAATTACTGACATTCAGTATTTCCAGAAAAAACTGTATCGTTCATTGAATGTTCCAGAGACAAGACTTCAGGGAGATAGTGGTTTCTCACTTGGTAGGTCATCTGAAATCCTGAGAGACGAAATTAAGTTCTCCAAGTTTGTTGGAAGAATGAGAAAGAGATTCTCCTCTATGTTCAATGATATTCTGAAGACTCAACTTATTCTTAAGAATATTGTTACTCCTGAAGATTGGGAGTATATGAATGACCACATCCAGTATGACTTCTTGTACGATAATCACTTTGCTGAACTCAAGGAAGCTGAACTTCGTGAAAGTAGAATCAATCAAGCAACTTTGGTTGAACCACTCATTGGTAAGTACTACTCTCAGGATTATGTCAGGAGAAATGTTCTCAGACAGACTGATATTGAAATCAAGGAACAAGATGAACTGATCAAACAGGAAATCAAGGATGGTAAGATTCCTGATCCTGCCGAAGTTCAGGCTATGGAAATGGGTCAAATGGGTGGAGCTCCAAATGCAATTCAATCTCCCCCAGTTCCAGCAGAACCAGAACCTGATGAAACTCCTAAAGGTGGTGAGATCTAAATAACTAAAACATTATTAATACCATGGAAGAATTAATGGATTTGTTGGTGAAGGACGAGTCTCCTTCTCAGGTCAGTGACGCTATCAAAGATTTGTTGTTTGCAAAAACAGCATCGAAGATCGAAGATATCAGACCAAAAGTAGCAACATCTATTTTTGATAATGATGTTGATCTGGACGAACCTCAAGGTGAGGCAGAACTCGACACTGATGTCGATCTTGGTGCTGAGTAAATATAAATAAAACCATACACTAGGGCTTAACAATGGCTAGAACATTAATTATTGGTAATGAGATTGCGGTCCCTACTGCGTTTGGGGCTGCTACTTCATTAGCACAAGCTACAGTGCTAAGAGTAGTTAATGTTTCTGGAGCTACAGCCACTGTTGGTGTTTCAACAATGGTAGGTGCAGCTACAACAAGTTTTATTACCATTCCCTCAGGAACAGTTGAATATATTGAGAAAAAACCAAATGATGTTGTATATGGAACTGGCACATCCAGAGCCGCTAAAGTAGGTTACACAGGTTAAATCAATGAAACTCATTAGAGAAGAAATCGAAACAGTTGATTTTATCGTTGAAGAACGCAACGGTAAGAAAAACATGTTTATTGAGGGTATTTTCCTTCAAGGAAACCTCAAAAACAGAAATGGTCGTATGTATCCAATGGAAACTCTGAGAAGAGAAGTCCAGAGATACACAGAAAACCACGTCAATTCTGGGAGGGCTCTTGGAGAACTCGGACATCCAGATGGCCCGACTGTTAATTTGGACCGCGTCAGTCACAAGATTGTTTCACTCAAAGAGAATGGAACAAACTTCATCGGTAAAGCTAAAATCTTATCTACTCCTATGGGTAAGATTGCAGAGTCCCTCATTAGTGAAGGCGTTAAGTTGGGTGTTTCTAGTAGAGGAATCGGTTCACTCAAACAAACGAGAGAAGGCGTGAATGTTGTTGGTGATGACTTTATGTTGTCAACTGCAGCTGACATCGTAGCTGACCCCTCAGCACCAGATGCTTTCGTTGAAGGTATCATGGAAGGTAAAGATTGGATTTGGGAAGGTGGAATCCTCCGTGAATCATTAGCTAAAAAAACCTACAAACAAATCAACACTTTGGTAACCCAGGGTGAACTTGATGAGAAAAAACTCGATGTATTCAATAATTTCTTGAATAACCTGTGAGTGCTTAAAAATACTAATTTATAAATAAATATAGATTAAAATAGGTTAATCGGAGTAGTTCAACAATGTCTCGTGGAGATTTACAAGAAATGGAGCAATCTAAAACTGCTGTGAACGCGAACGCTAAGTCTGCTGAGTCAATGCCTAAATTGACTGACCCAGGCACACAGCTCGGTAGTGTAGAAGATCTAGGTGGTCCAACCCCTGAGAACTACAAACCTGATGATGATTCGGCTAAGCTCAGAGAGCCCAAGATCGCAACCGTCAAGGATGTAGTTAACAGAGGCGCCAAAGCCGCAGATTCAATGAAGAAAATGGCTAAAGAAGAAACTGACACTTCCGAAGAGGAAGTGGTAGCTGAGGCCGAGACTACCGAAGAGGAAGTCGTTTCTGAAGAAGAAACCACTCAAGAAGAGTATAACGTCGAAGAAGACGTTAACGCTCTCCTCGGTGGTGAAGAACTCTCCGAAGAATTCAGAGAAAAGGCTAAGGTCATCTTTGAAGCCGCACTTAATTCTAAAACAAAAGAAATTCAGGAAGCTCTCGAAGTACAATACTCCGAGAAACTTGCTGAAGAGAAAGAAGGTCTGAAAGGCATTCTTACTGAAAGAGTCGATGCTTATCTTGAGTACGTCGCTGAAGAGTGGATGACCGAGAATGAATTGGCTGTCGATCATGGTCTGAAGACCGAAATGACTGAATCATTCCTTTCTGGAATGAAGGGTCTTTTTGAAGAACATTATGTAACAATCCCTGAAGACAAATATGATGTGCTGGAAAGCATGGTAGAAAAACTTGATGAAATGGAGACCAAGCTCAATGAGCAAATTGACAAGAACATCGATCTGAACAAGCGTCTGGCTGAGTCCACCGCTGATTCGATTCTTGATCAAATTTCTGAAGGCTTAGCGGCCACTCAGAAAGAGAAGCTCGCCTCACTTGCCGAAAGTGTGGAGTTTGAAAGTGAAACCGAATATCGTGAAAAGTTGGAAACCCTGAGGGAGTCATATTTCTCCCCCAAGGCACCATCTCCCAAAGTAGCCCAACAACAGACTCTGTCTGAGGGTGTAGATACAACCGAAGCTCCTGTTACAGGAACTATGGACGCATATCTGCGTTCCCTGGGCGCTTTCAAAAAGTGAATTTAAAATTAATTCAAACATTTAACTAATAGGTAAAAGCAATGTTCCAATCTGAACAATTGCAGGAAAAGTGGGCACCACTTCTCGACTATGATGGTCTTGACTCGATCCAAGATTCTCACCGTCGTGCTGTAACCGCAGTCCTGCTCGAAAACCAAGAAAGATTCCTCAAAGAGGAAGCAGCATTCTCATCAGGTATCAACCTGATGGAAACCCCCAACATGAACACCAACAGTGGTGCTAGTGCTGGTTTCTCAGCTGGTGCAACCGCCGCTGGTCCTGTTGCTGGTTTCGACCCCGTTCTGATCTCCCTGATCAGACGTGCAATGCCTAACCTGGTCGCTTATGACTTGGCTGGTGTTCAACCAATGAGTGGTCCTACTGGACTCATCTTCGCAATGAGATCCCGTTACGAAGATCAGTCTGGATCTGAGACATTCTTCGACGAAGTCGATACAGCATTCTCTGGTCAGGACAAAGGATTCGACCTGACCTCGGGTATGTCCGACGTTAACGCTGGTCTGGGTACAACAGCTCAGTCTGGAACTAACCCAGCTGTTCTGAACCCTGTTGGTTCCGCCACCTCTACCGCATATAATGTCGGTCAGGGTATGCGTACCGACGAAGCTGAAGCACTTGACGGCACCGCCGGTAATGCCTTCAACCAGATGGCTTTCTCTATCGAGAAAGTTACTGTAACGGCTAAGTCAAGAGCCCTGAAAGCTGAGTACTCACTGGAACTCGCTCAGGACCTCAAGGCTATCCACGGTCTGAACGCTGAAGCCGAATTGGCTAACATCCTCTCAACAGAAATTCTGGCTGAGATCAACCGTGAAGTCATTAGAACTATCTACAAGACCGCTGAACAAGGTGCTGTTACTAACACCGCCACAGCTGGTATCTTCGACCTGGACGTTGACTCCAATGGTCGTTGGTCTGTTGAGAAGTTCAAGGGTCTCCTGTTCCAAATCGAGCGTGACGCTAACGCGATCGCACAAAGAACTCGTAGAGGAAAGGGCAACATGGTTCTGTGTTCCGCAGACGTTGCTTCAGCACTTACGATGGCTGGTATCCTGGATTACACCCCAGCACTGAACTCCAACCTCAATGTTGACGACACTGGTAATACCTTCGCTGGTACAATTAACGGTAAGTTCCGTGTATACATCGACCCATACGCCGCTAACCTGACATCAGGTAACGCAGCTGGTGGTAACCAGTACTATGTTGTTGGTTATAAGGGTTCTTCACCTTATGACGCTGGTCTGTTCTATTGTCCTTATGTTCCTCTCCAGATGGTTCGTGCCGTTGGTGAGAACTCCTTCCAGCCTAAAATTGGCTTCAAGACCCGTTACGGGATTGTCGCTAACCCTTACGCAGAAGGTCTTGACCAAGGACTCGGAAGACTCCGTGTTAACTCTAACCGCTACTACAGAAGAGTTGCAGTCAAAAATCTCATGTAATTTGGGATTTCCAACACATCGTGTTTATCAGACCCCCATCTCGGGGGTCTTTTTTTATGCCTATTCATAAATACTAAAAAATGAGTCCCGATTGATGGCGACAAGAAAAAGACAGGACAGAGATCCAACAAAAAAGGCTATTCCTGCCTCTCAATTAGAAAACAGAAGTTTTCTGATCCCAAACAGTTTTGGTTTTACTATAGAAAGATCTCCCACAGTGGGTTTCTTTGGTAGTATAATCAACGTACCAGGATTTACTTTGGGTGTTGTTAATCAATCCACCTATCTCAAGGATATTCCAAGACCTGGTGAGATCTTATCATTTGAAGATCTTACTTTGACATTTATGGTTGATGAGGGACTTCAAAATTACTTAGAAATTGATAAGTGGATGAGGGGACTTGGTTTTCCTGAGGACATCCAACAAATTTATGACTTACAAGATGATGCTACAGTTGACACTGTTGGTCTCAGCATTTATTCAGATGCTACTCTGACTATTTTTAATAATCAGGCACAACCTGCATTTAGAGTTATGTTCAAAGATCTGTTCCCATACTACTTAAGTCCTCTTGAGTTTAATGCACAGATGTCTGAAGCTGAGGTCTTGACATGTCAGGTATCATTTAAGTATTCTATTTACACTATTGAGCCAGGTGCTGGTGGTTGTTGCTAATGATTGATTTACCTCAGATTCAGAAAATGTGGGAACAGGATTCTAAAATTGATCCTGACAATTTACATACTGAATCATTGAATATACCTGTACTTCATGCAAAATATTATGACCTATACAATAATCTGATTCTTCTCAGGAAGAAGGCAGAACAACAAAGAAAGAACATCAGACACGAAAGATACGAATACTTTTCTGGTAAAGCTGACCCTGATGTCTATGTAAAGAATCCCTTTCCAAAGAAGATTCGAGACAAAGATACGATGCAAAAGTATCTAGATGCTGATGAGAAACTTTCTAACTCCTCACTGAAGATTGATTATTACGATACGATGCTGAAGTATCTCGAAGAGATCCTTAAACAGATAACGAACAGGACATATCAAATCAAGAATAGCATAGACTTTATGCGGTTTAGTTCAGGATTAGGTTAATGGACGAAGAAGGTTTTTATCACATAGAATTACCCATAGAGGGTATTCGTCTTATTCATAAAGGTTTATCTCAAGCTGTTGAGAAGTGGCCTGGTGGTGATCCTTATGAACAAGACGGCCTCATCCAAATGAGAGATAACTTCTATAGAATTATGCTAGAACATCAGTTCTCAAACATCGAATAAATACATATAGGTGAAACCTATATGAATGGCTCATTTGATAATCGAAAAGGTAAATGAAGTTTATCTTAAGATTGATACAGAACCACATGTGGAACATGAACTAAGAGACCGATTTACCTTTGAGGTAGAAGGTGCAAAGTTCATGCCTCAATATCGAAGGAGATATTGGAACGGAGAGATTCACTTGTTCGATATGAGAACAAAGAGGATCTATGTTGGTCTGCTTGATAAAGTTGTTGCATTCTGTGAAAAGTCAGGATATAGCTTTGAGTTTCAAGATAATAAGTTCTATGGACTTCCATTTGAAGTCAATGAAATGATCTGCAAAGAAGGTGTCAAAGATTTTATGGCATCCATCACACCATTTAAACCCAGAGATTATCAAATAGATGCAGTACATGATGCTCTGAGATATAATCGCAAGTTGTTGATTAGTCCAACTGCATCAGGTAAATCATTAATGATTTATTCTGTTGTAAGATTTCATGTTGGACTGAAAAGAAAGGTTCTACTTGTGGTCCCTACCACTTCACTTGTGGAACAGATGTTCAAAGACTTCCAAGACTATGGGTGGGATGCTGAGAATCACTGTCATAGGATCTATGCAGGTCGTGAGAGAGTCAATACCAATGAGGTAACCATCACCACCTGGCAGTCAGTTTATCAACTGGATAGATCATTCTTTGAAGATTATGATGTTATCATTGGTGATGAAGCTCACTTGTTTAAAAGTAAGTCTCTGATAGGGATTATGGACAAGTGTCATCATGCTAAGTATAGATATGGGTTCACAGGAACTTTAGACGGTACACAGACCCATAAATGGGTCTTAGAGGGACTGTTTGGTCCTTCATACAAAGTGACAGAAACTAAGAAACTGATTGATGAGGGTCACCTAGCCAAACTTGATATTCAGTGTCTGGTATTAAAACATCGTCCTCAAAAGTTTGATACATATGAGGATGAGATTAAGTATCTGATATCTCATGAGAATCGAAACAAGTTCATATCCAATCTGTCAGTTGATCTGAAAGGTAACACTCTAGTTCTCTATAC